CGTCGAGCTTTGAAGAAAAACTATATCGCAGTCATCATCGACCCGATTTATAAAGTTTTGACTGGTGACGAGAACAGCGCGGACCAAATGGCCCACTTTACCAATCAATTCGACAAAGTGGCCACAGAGTTAGGTTCTAGCGTTATCTACTGCCATCACCACTCTAAAGGGGCTCAAGGTGGCAAGAAATCCATGGACCGCGCTAGTGGTTCGGGTGTATTCGCTCGAGATCCTGACGCACTTATCGATTTAGTCGAGCTGGAAGTATCAGAAGAATTGCTGACACAGCGATTGAACCAAGCAGCATGCGAGGTTTATAAACAAGCTTTGCAAGAACGAAATAATGCCTATTACAAACAGAATGTCGGACTAGATGACATCTTGAGTCCTGCACAGATGCGGACGCACTTTGAAAAGGGTATTCCTGATGTCATGGCTCGGGCTCCTTATGTAGACAGGCTCGAAGAGGCTCGCAACAAGATTCAGATAGCAACTGCATGGCGAGTCGAAGGTACACTTCGAGAGTTTGCCAAATTCAAGCCAGTGAATATGTGGTTTAGTTATCCAGTGCATACACTTGATGAATCGGGTGTGTTAGCAGATATACAATTAGAAGATACTACACCAAATTGGAAAAAGAATTTAGATAGTAAAAAGGGCAATGAGAAGAAAAAGAAATCTGCCGACGAGAGATTTACTACTGCTATGGAAGTGTTATTCGATGGAATTAATCCGGTCGAATTGAGTGAAATGGTGGAATATTTTTCAACAAAAGACAACCCTGTTAGTGAAAAAACTATCAGAAGATGGGTCAAAAATAGAAATGATTTTGAAGTGAAAAACAATCAAATCACACCCAAAGAAGAGCCAGGGACAGAGTAGGGACAAGGACAAACCCGACAGACAAACCCGAGAGTGTCCCTCGGGAATGTCCTTGACTCTCAGAGACAAACCCGAGAGTGTCCCTGTGTCTCTGGAGTGTCTCTAGGGACAAAGACAAACCCGAGAGTGTCCCTGAGAAAACGCACAACCATGCGGGTTTTAAGCTATAGGGACAAACCCGAGAAACTCAGGGACAAAGCTAGGGACAGAATATCTCCCTCCTTGAGGAGAGATATTTAGGAAACGTCCCTGAGAGTTCAGAAGAACAGGTACAGGAACAGGGGCGATTGAGCTACGCCCCCTGTAACCCTGTAACCCTGTCCTTCACTCTGAACTTAGGCGCGTATAAAAAAAGAAGGTAAAAATAAAAATGGGACGTCGAAAGAAAAAGTATTCAGTGAATTTGGAAATAGGTAAAAAAATGCCGCCACTTTATCACACGTTGCCAGGGCAAGATTTTTGGTATTCTGATTCTGAAGTCTTGAAATGGGTTGCAAATCAGCCGACTCTTTTAAACTGGGTAAAAGACCAATTAAAAACAGCTGGCTACATCGTCTACAATCCTGAAACGGGGCAGTGGAAAGGTGTAGACTATGATGATTGAATTCTTTTTACCGATGAAAAAAATACCGACAACAACTCATCAACAGAAAAAGGTAAATGTGAGATTTGGTAAGCCAATCTTTTATGAACCAGAGGATCTGAAAAATGCTAGAGCGAAATTTGAAAGCTTGCTTGCGCAGCATGTGCCTCCTGATAAATTTAAAGGAGCTATTCGACTGACAGTCAAGTGGTGTTTCCCTCGTATCAAAAAAAGCTATGATGGTCAGTACAAGACTACAAAGCCGGATACAGATAATTTACAGAAGTTGCTCAAGGATTGCATGACGAAACTTGGATACTGGCAAGATGATGCACAAGTGGCCAGCGAGATTGTTGAGAAGTTCTGGGCAGACACAGTTGGGATCTATATCAAGATTGAGGAATTACCATGAGAATTGACTACATTGATTTCTTTAGCAGACAAATTCCAGAATGGATGGCGCGCAGCAATCAGAAGAGCCAAGAGGTCGGTTTTGCTTCCGACGCTTATTGGTTATGGGTGGTGTCATCGATTAGCGAAATTTGCAAGCAATACAATGATGATGAACTAGTGACAGAGCAATTTGGTCTGCTTTTTAGCTGGCTAGAAAAACAAGTAAGATAAAACAAGGAGATGGAATAATGAGTTATGATTTGGAAATCTTAGCGAAAATAGAGAGTGGAGATTATATTTGTATTGCTGAACCTAGATATAGTTCTCCGACCTACAATCTCGGGAAGATGTTTAGAATTGCTATGGATTGGGATTTTGACCAAGACACTACGTACAACATTGCTGACATTTTAGATAATATCCAACGCGGTATATCTGAATTAGAACAGTACCCTGAAAAGTATGTGCAGTATGAACCTGCAAATAAATGGGGAACGGTTAGCGATGCCTTAGAAGTTTTAAAGTCATTGAAAGAGTGTATTTTAGAACAAGATATTGATACGAAATATTTATATGTGAGGTGGTAATATGAAACGACCAAACAGATACCCGTACACTAAAAATCAATGGGTTGAAGAAACCGTTGATCACTATACATATAAAAGCGATATTTGCTATACAAGTCATATTTTAGAAAATAGACTTACTGGAGAAATTAAGGACAAGGAGGCCACAAATTGAAACGTTTTATCGCTATCTGGATCTTGCTATCTGCTGGATTAAACATCTGGCAGATGGACAGGATTCGAGATTTGGAAGAGAAGAAGCCGATGGTTATCTACAAGGCTGATAATCAAGGCGCTGAAATTAAAGGCAGAGTCGTCGAGAAAGGGCGACATGGCAAGCTATATACGCTTACTATTCGTGATTATGGAGTGTTCGTGGTTACGAAGGAAGTGTATGATAATGTGAAAGTTGGGAAAGAGGTGAAATTATGATACCAAGATATAGAGCATGGATAAAGTCATTGAAATGGATGTGTGATGTAACTAACATTTCATTTGATAGCAAATTCGTAGATATCTGTCAGCAGGGAGATACTGAAAGATGTACAGAAATGTCAGTAGAGTTTGATGAAATTAAACTCATGCAATCAACAGGACTCAGAGACAAGAACGGCAAAGAGGTATTTGTCGGAGACATTATCAAATGCACAAGAGGATGCCTTCACGAAGTCTATATAGAAAAAGAATATGGAGGTACGTATTTTGGAGGAATGCCAGCTGTATACCTAAAAGACTTGAGAGAAGGATATGCGTGGACTGAGCATGAAGAAATCATCGGCAACATCTATGAAAACCTTGAACTTGGGGAGGCTATCAAATGAACCCAGAAATAATTGATAACGTAAATAAACCAAGCCACTACCAAGGGGCTAACGGTCTTGAAGGTATTGAAGTGATTGATAATTTTATTGGTAATCTGCAAGGAAAGGCAGCATGGTGCTGGGGCAATGCAATCAAGTATATGCTTAGGTTTCAGAAGAAAAACGGTCTTGAAGATTTGAAAAAGGCTCGTAAAAATTTAGACTGGCTTATCGAGGAGATGGAACATGAGTTAATACGCGTTATATCAAGGTGATACCTTCATTTCCATAGGTACTCTTGCCGAAATCAGCAAAGAAACGGGTATCGCTGAACGGATGTTGAAGTATTATACTTTTGCATCCGCACAAAAGCGACATCCGAACGGTAGGGCTGTCGTAAAGATTGAGGAGGAAGATAATGAATAAACGTCAACACAAAAAGAAAATTTTGAACGGTCTGAACAAAGAAGAAAGGTACCGCAGGACGCATTGTCCTGTCTGCGATAGCGAAATTGGAGTATTTGATAAATACTTTAATAGTTATGGATTTTGCTGTGTGTCATGCGGTTATGAATACTATGGAATTAAGAGGTGACCAGCATGAAACCTAGAAGATACCCTTGATAAATAAAAAAAGCTAAGACACTCTCTGCCTCAGCTAAATTCCTATTAAGATTATTATATCACAAAGGAGATAGAGAGTGAACAAGGCTAAAGAGCTGTTGAAAGAATTACAAGATCTTGACATGGATATTCAAAGTCGTATAGATGAAATCAAAGAACTTGAGGCTGGTTTGCTCTCAAGTTCTAAGTGGTCTGACGTTAAAGTCCAAGGCGGTCAAACTAGAAAGGTTGATGACGTCTATACTCAGCTTGTAGTGATGAAACAGGCTATAGAACAAGATACCAAGGAAGTTATTAACAGAAAGCTTGAATTAGGTAGAATGATCAATAAGTTAACAAATCCGAAGTATCGGACAATTTTGAGAACGGCTTACATTACTAAGATGTATGTTGATGATATTTGTGACAAAATGGAAATCAGCAGAACAACTTTCTACACTTGGCGGAATATGGCTATCTCTGAACTAAATGAGGTTTTGGAGAGAATGGAACTAAATTGAACTTTACAAAACCGTACAGGAAAAAATGATACTTGTTAGCACAGTTTTGTAATTCTGATAGAATGGTAGTGTCAAGAATTGAAAAGAGAGGTCTCAGAATTTGGTAGATGGTTACCTGAAATCAGGGTGTCGTAAAG